AGCCGTCTCGATGTCATTACTAACTCTCATCTGTGCACCGCCTTCGTGAGGACCTTGTCGATCGCTTCTTTGTTGTCGCCTTCGTGTCCGACAGCTACGACCACCCCACCTACTGTGAACTGGTTATTCCGCATCGGATCGTACTCAGTCAGATACTCAAAATCCGAGCCCGCTTCAGCTGCGATCCGCTTCCCGGCTTCATCGACAGCAGCCTGCATCCCTGCAGACTTGAAGATATCGATCCATCCTTCTCCGTTATGTTCAATCCTTACTTTTGCACCCATTATCCTTTGAACCTCACAAGCGTACATCTGGTCGTTGAGATACGTCCCGTCGGTGACTTGGTATGGAATACCTCGCCCTCGATGTCGTACTCATTGCCATTCCATACGATGCGGTCTCCCGCCATGATATCCGCATCATATCCCGCTCTCAGTGTCCTCTTGTCGCTCACGTTCATGGTCCGCTCGTCAAAGTCTCTGGAAGTAGCTGCCGCTGTGACCTGCACGTGCGAGATCGTGATCTCGTCCGCGTTCGACCAGTCCGGGCAGTCCATTCCGTTCTTTGTCTTTATCCCGGCCCTCTTTCGCGTGACCGTATCTGTGAAAAAACTAAGCGGCATGGCTTCCGACCACCTTATAAGGCTCGAGGGCGCTTCTCTGCTGCGAAGTAAGCGACGCAGCGATGCTCGCCGCGCTCGCGCTGTAGCTTATCGTCACACCGTCTGCACTCTCTGACGTCACTCCCGACGCTACAGAGAGCACTCCGGCAGCGATAGCACTCACGGCCTCAGCGAGATCCGGAACGGCGTCGGCTTCATAGCCGGCTTCGTATTCGACCTCGATGCCGTTCCACTTGTCTGTCCAGGTCTTGTCTGCCCTTCTGATCAGACCATCCTCACGCCACTCGTAGTCCGAGTCCGTAAGGATCGCACCGTCTTCTTTGACAAACGTGATCGAGCTGACATAGGCTGCCGTCAGGCGTGTCACAGCAGACCCTCCGTGAGGATGTGCCTTGCACTTCATTGACGGACTCACATGCCAGCCGCAGCAGTTTCTCACCGCCTGTGAGGCAGCCTTGAGGGCTGCCTCCACACGCGGATTCGTCGCATACTTGTTGTCTGTCCTGGAGTTGAACAGCTCGACCGTGATGATAGGCTCGAGCGTTTCGCTTACTTCATAACCCCATGCAGTCCTCATTTATTGTCGGGCTTTTTCTGGCGGGATTTATTCTTTGCAGGGGTTTTCTTCTTGGACTTCGGCTCCTCTTCAGTCGCTTTCGGAGCTTCCGGATGTACCGGAACTGCTCCCGGATACTTCCAGAGATCCTCGTCAGCGATCTGATAAGTCGTGCCTCGCCATATATATTTCTTCATTTCTGCGCCCTCCTATCGGACTAAGATTCGCTGTCAGCTGACAGGATGACGAAGGCGTCCGGTCTTCTTACTGCCAGAGCGATTCTCTCTTCGATCAGGATGCAGATGAGGTTCTTGATGAAGTCATCCTCATTCTGATTCGCGATGTCGACCGTGACTCCGCCCTTCTTCAGGACTTCAGCTCCGAGTCTGAACGCTCCTACGATAGCCTCGCCTGCAGGAACTGCAGGAGATACTACTGTTCTCAGTCCCCAGAGTGATGGCTGCTCGATGATGCCGTTGGTGCCGTACTGGCCGTAGAAGTATCCACCGCCGTAGTACTGTCCGTTCTCATCTTTGGCGAGTCTCAGTGTCTGATAGTCAGCCGGGTTGATGACGATAGCATCTGCAGGAAGCTTTGTCTGATTCTTCACGGCTGTAGCAGCTGCGAAGATATCATCAGCTCCGAGTCCTGTCTGTGTCTGCACTCCGCTTGTACCCATCAGCTGTGCTACGAGGAAGTCCTCTACCTTGAGCTGGTGCTCGTACATGCCTCTGCCGTTGATGGCACTTGCCAGCCACGGTGTATCCTCAACGAGTTCTTCTGTCTCCTTCATGTAGGATGCGATCTTGCTGAGTGATACAGTCTTCGATGTAGGATCTCCGAAGCTCATCATCGGCTTCTTAGCGCCTTCTGCTACGACGCCAGGACCGCCTTCGACTGTGCTTGACTCAGGATAGAAGGTCACTGCATTGCCGCTGATCTGCTCTGTAGAGAACAGGTCTGCGATTAGGAGCTCTCTTCTGTAGCCTTCGATGACTTCCTTCTCGTACTCTGTGGTAGCTCCTGCTACTGAGGACGGGATGTCCATCACGGCGGCAGCTTTGTACTCGATGCTCTTGTCGAACTTCTCCTTGACGTTGATGTTCGACTTTTTGAACTCGTTCGCGACGAACTCACCGATCGAGCCAGCCTTCTTCTCCTCAGTCTTTGTCTCTGCAGGCTTTGTACCTGGTGTAGTCATCGACTTGATGAGTGCGTCTGCCTCTTCAGCAGCTTTCTTCTCTTCCTGGATGTCCTTGACATCTTTCACGGCCTTGGACAGATCTTCCGCTGTCTTCTCGCCAGCCTCCACGGCTTTCTTAACATTGGCGAGAGTGCCCATTGCAGCCTTTAATCTCTCTTCGATAGTCATGTTCTTTACTCCTTTTTCAGTAGTGTTTCAGCTTCTTTGAGCAGCTGCTTTTTCCGCTCCTCGTCATTGGCCGGGTCCGGCTCCTTTGACTTGGCGTCATTGTCCTGCCCATCATTATCATCAAGCTCACCCAGCAAACTCTGAGCGAGCGCGATAATCTGTTTCAGTGTCTCTTCGTCCGCAGCACTGTTCCTGCGTCCTGACTTTACTTCCACAACGGACGTGTCGTCGTTTGCCGGATAGAATACGAGGCTCACCTCGAAGAGGTTGAGCTTTCTCAGCTCGTTTGCCTTTCTTCCATCTTCCAGTTCGACTTCCGCCTGGTCGAGTACTTCATAAGCGAACGAGAACTTGCACAGCCTTCCGTCCTTTGCGAGTTCTCTCGCTCTCTGTCCTTCCTTCGTGTCATCGAAGTCCGCATGGAACAGGAGACCATGATCATCTTCCTCGAAGTCATACGCCTTCCCGAGGAAGCTGTTCAGGTCATATTCCTGATGATCATATAAAAGCGGCAGCACTCTGCCTTCTTCCTTGATCTTCTTGATGCACTCCTCGAAGGCTCCCTTCGCCACGACATCGCCGTAGCTGTCAGGCTCCCTCGTCCAGGTGGACGCATATCCGGTGATGCTGCCGTTCTCTGCAGCCTTCACTTCCACGATCTTTCTCTTTATTGCCATAGCTTTCCTCCCAGCACTCTTTTCGTGCTCCTCGAACCACTTATGGATCCGCTCTTTTGTTTCGTCCGACCTTCCATCTGCTTCGGCACGTTCGAGACACGTCTCCTCGTCCACGTCGAGCTTTATGATGTCAGCCCCGGCCTTCTCATACCTCTTCATCTGCCACTCGGACGGCGAGCTGTGTATGATCCAGCCTTCCGCATCATTCTCGAGCAGATAATCTATTGCTGCATTCCGCGACTTGAACGCGGTCTCTCTGATAGCGCCTGTCGCTCCGTGCTTTTCTTTCTCTCCGAGCGCCTGAGCTATAACGTCATAGTCCACGAGGACGTCTCCGTCCTTCGAGTGCTCCCGGATGTATGTCGATTTACCCGCACACGGCGGACCTAATACCACATGGATCATGCTTCCACCTCGATCTCTACTACGCACTGGCAGTTCGCGACCTCTTCAACGTCCAGAGCATCTACATCGCCCGGCCACATGGCTCCGTTCGAGAACGGTTCGTCATAAGGAACTCGCTCACCGTCCATCTGCGCGTGCGATGCCCTTGGATTCCCGGATGTGACCACCCACGTCTTCCAGATCTTCGCATGCCCGTCATCGTTCTGGCGGCACGCTTCCATCGCAGCCCACGATACCAGGGCACCCGCGAACGCTGCACCCGCCGAGTCCGCCCTATTGTCCTCAGCGTTCTTGAATACGCCCTCCGGAGTAGACTTCTCAGCGTCTTCGCTCAATTTATCGTCCAGAGCGTCCTCGAGCTCGTCGTGCGTGACCTGGTTCATCATCTCGGCACGCTTCCGGCACATGGCCTTGATGTAGTTCTCCGTCCTCTTCGCGTCATACTTCCCATCCTCGAAGAGGTTCTTCACGGACTCTTCTCCTGCTGCAGTGCTTATATCGAACGCTTCTTTGAAGAGATCATCCGTCAGCTCGTTGTTCCAGCGGTCTTCATCCCACCAGTCCTCGACTTCTGCGCCGAGCTTTGCGAGCACCGACTTAGCCTGACGCTCAAAAAAATCGCGATATACTTTCGCGATCTTTTTCTTCTCATCGTCTGTCGGCTTCCCCCGTGTCTTCCGGTTCTTGGTCGGCTCTGCGCTCTTGATTGCCAGAATATCACGAGCATGCTCTATGGCCTGTGTCAGTGAATTGTATCTCTCGACCGTCGGGTCTGTATCCTGCGGAGATGCGAGACCTCCGACGAGCACGTTCAGCGGTGTTATGATGTCGTCTCCGCCTTCCAGTGCAGGAAGGTCCAGGCGAGCCCTCGCTTCGTTCCTCGACAGGAACGGCGCTCCGACCGCACTCGACAGCGCCTGTATCTTCTCTTCATAGGTCCCTTCGGTCTTTATCGTGATGTCATACGCTATATAGTTGCCCTGAGGCTCTCCTATCCTCTTCAGCAGCACTAAGTTCAGCCTGTCGGTCGCCTGCATCAGGATAGGCTCGAGGCAGTCATTGTATAAGGCTCTCGCGTTGTCCTTCGCGCTGGCATACGTCTGTCCTGTTCCCGGCCATATCATGGCAGGATTGACATGGAAGACTGCAGCACAGTCTTCTCTGGACAGCTTCACGGACTCTGACCACTCGGCTTCCTTCGCGTTGAACTGGATCGCCTTTATCTCCATGCCGTCCTCTAAGATCGGCATCCCTCCGGCTTCTCCTGAGTTGTCTCCTGCCCAGGAGTCCTTGAAGGTGGTCTTGAAGCGCTCGAACGCTTCATCACTCCACGGAGTCACATCTTTCGGCCTCGTCACATAGGCATTGAACCTTCCGCCACGATGCCACATCTGTCTTCTGAACTTGCCACTCTCAATCTGTTCGTACAGCGACTCGCTCAGCGCCTTGATGCGCGACACCTGACGCATCGGGTCTTCCGGATCATATCCATGGAACAGGATGAACTTGTCCGCAGGGACTTCGATCGCACCGGAAGGCGGCGCGATTATAACGTAGTCCGGAGAGTACGGATTCTCGCCCTTGTATCCGCGGATCCAGAGCGCCGGTATAGGCCACAGGGCCCATCCGCTCTCCGTAGTTTTATCCGGAAGTATAAGAGTCATGAACCTCTCATACAGCAGGAGATCCGAGTACATCCTCCGCTTGAACTCGAACGCGGTGAGATCAGGACCCGGCTGCTTCATAAGAAGCGCTGCTGCGCTGTCCGTCACTCTCGGTCTGTCTGTGTCGCTCCTGCGGTTGAACACCTTCAGAGGCACTTCTGCAGCATTGTCAGCCAGGAACGATACGACCGACCGCAGGTTCGGCTGACTTTCATATAGTGCCGCTATGTCCATGTTGACCACGTTCACTCCGTAGTCTCCTGACATGTAGATATACTTGTAGCTTGGCCTGAATAAGTTTCTCAGGCTCGCGAGTAGTGCCATCTGTTATCCTCCTAAATAACGAGAACGCCTCGAGAGTTGTACACGCTCTCGAACGCCTTCGTCTTTTCAATCTGTGTCGCAGCTCCGAGCGCCATCGTGGCAGCTACCAGAGGAGATATGTCCTCCAGTGATCTGTTACGGTCCCACGCCCAGGCGCCATCTCCCATCGGTCTCGTCGCAGCTATGTTTGCAGCGAGATCAAGTGCCGGCTGACTCACGTGATACACCGGAGTCGCATCGGATCCACCGGAACCGGCAGCGACCGCGTCATACATCCGCCCGCACCATCCGGCTACATCCTTACCGCTGCACTCTACTATCTCGACTCCGTCGATCGCAGCGAGTACGTCCATAAGAGACGCGATCGGAGCGCCTTTACTCTGTAAAGCGACCCTCATGCCGCCCGGATACTTCGGAGCCGTCATCTGGAACCACTTTATCAGCCAGGCAGTCCCGCTCCTGTACTCAGCGAGCTCGATATGCCAGGCTGCATCTTTCCTTCTGCCGCAGACAGCTATGCTTGCATGCCCTCTGTCTGACGATATGTCTACACCCCACCAGAGCTGTGAGGCCTTATCGATGCGGCTCTTATCATCACGCCCCGCTTCCCATGCTTCCACAGGGAACGGCGGCGTCACTGCCGACGTCACCCACTGACAGAGACATTCTGTCTTGAATACGTCAGCAGGATCATCTGCATAAGACTCTCTGAGGCTCGCCAGCTCGATCGTATATCCGAGAGACGGATTCGCCTGGCACCACGCCTCTTCATCGCCCGGATCCGCATCAGGCGGAGCCGACCACTCGAACAGGCCGAGCGCTCCGGTATCCGCGGAGTCATCTGCGATCAGATCACTGTCGCCCAGCGCCTTCACGACGCCGTCAGGATCTCCGAGCCTCGCGTGAGCTATATTCCGGAAGTGCCTGAGCACTACCGACGTGCCGTCTCCGGCATTGCTCATGCACAATGTCAGCGCATTCTTCACCGCCATTCCGGTCTTCGATAAAGCGGCCCACGCCTCCCAGGTCTGATGCTCTCTCAGCTCGTCCAGGAGGACAAGATTTGTTGTCTCGCCACGGCCCGCTCTCCTGTTCGATGCTTTGACTCTGTAGTCTCGATTACCGATCAGCTGCAATCGCTTGCTGCCGTTCGTGTACCAGACATGCTTTATCGCCCTCGAGAGACGCTCATCTTCCTGAGCCATCTCTACAGCCTTCTGCCATGTGTCCTCGGCATTCGATATGTCCTGAGAGGTCCCGAGGACGAGACCTACTTCCAGAACGTATAAGAAATACAGCGCGATGATGCAGCCGAGCGTTGTCTTCCCGTTCTGCCTCGCTACCAGCAGCAGTATGATCCGGAACCGGAACCTCCATCCGTCCTCATCGTCATCCACGACCTCGAAGGCATGGATCAGGAACCACTTCTCCCAGGGAAAAAGTGGTACATGGAGATAATTCTCCGAAAAGTCTATGATCTCGAAGCCGAGCGAAGTGTCCGGCGTGAGAGGTCTCAACGGCGGAGTATATATTCTCGGCTCTTCAGTTCCTCTAAGATTCATCTGACGCTGTCTTCTTCCACTTGCTGTGTCCTATCACACCGCCATCCTCTTCATCCTTCTCCGGAATAACCTCATCCGGAACGATGTGCAGGATCTGGCAGTACTTCAGGAACGTGCTGGGCGTCACGTTGTCGAACCGCTTATCGATAATAGGCCAGTCAGGATCATCAAGAACACCGGCGAGCTTCATCGCTGCTTCGATGGCTGCACCGTGCTTCTTCCTGTCTATCAGACCTGCTTTGATGGCCTTATTCACGCTTGTTTTGAGTCTCGATGTGACGCTCATAACATTTTTACCGCGCGCGCACACGCCCGCGACCCCCTCTTCACTTCGGGGAGATAAACCAT